AAGGTTTCTATTTCATCTGCTTCGACTTCAGAGACATTAAAAGTAAAATTATAAACTTTTGGATTTTGATGTTCTGCTAATCCAAATAATATTCTATGCTCAAATCCATCAGCGAAACGAATAGTTCGAGTATTTGGTGCGGATCTTTTTTGTTGTCCGTAGGTTGGTTTTATTGAGGGAAACGTAGCCATTATGCAAGTAATCCTCCTGGTCTTTGTTGCTGTATTATTTCAGATTGTACTGCAACTGATATAAGCCGACCAAGTTCTCTACCTTGTTCTTCATCTCCTTCAACAGAAGAACCAGAAGCATCTACATTAACTACAATGTTTGTTCCCCCCATTCCAGCTAATTGATGGTTTGGTACTATAGTGCCCGCCCTGTCTGGAACAAATAATTCTGGACCCCGTTCTCCTACTACTGAGGGTCTACCCACTGGTGGTCTGCCTCCATTTGCAAAACCAATAGCTCCTAATAACCCACCTGTTACAGATCCACCTCCAAAATTTCCAAATATAGCTAAGTTTAAAAAAGCATCAGATAATTTGTTTAAAACATTACTTAAAAGATCGCCTAGAGTTGAAGTTCCTCGTATTAAACCTTTTATACCATTACCTATATCCATTGATATAATATTAGATAACTTTCTAAACGGATCTTCTAGAGCTTTTGCATTAGCAACAACTTGTTTTTGTAGGTCTACTTGAGCAGTCAATTTACTTATTTTAGTGGTTAATTCATCTGTGCTTACCTTTTCGTTTTCAGCCTGTGCAATTTTTAATTCATTAGTTAAATTTTCTAGTTCAAACTCTTCCTTCATAATATTTAGCTTTTCACTGCTTGTTGTTAGTCTAAGTTTTTCTATTTCTAAAGCCTGTTTTAGTGGTTTTATTTCTCTGTTAAATGTAAGTTGATCTGCAACAGCACTTACATCCTGTAGGGTTGAAGGTAAATTATTTTGTATTCCTGATCCTCTCTTCCTTTCTGCTTTCAGTTTCTTCTGCGGGAGAGTCATTACATTCGGCATTGTTGCCCCACCTGGATTTAAGAAGTCAAATCCTCTAGCTGTAAAGAATTTAGCGATGGTTCCTAAAGGTAATTTATTAATTAAAGTAACCATCGGACCAAAGACATCGGCAACGATAAACTGAAGCCGTAAACCAAACTTAGCCATCTCTCGGTTAAATTCGTCTAATTCTTTAGTCATCTTTTCAACTTCAATAGGAGTTCTGCCAAAATCTTCAGCAAACTTTTCTATTAATACAGAAGCAGCAGAAGATGTAAGTCCTAATTTTTCTAACTTCAGAGCCAAATCTCCAGTTGGAGTGTTTGCTAAGGCTAGTTTATCTACTAATGTTTGTATATTTTCAGTTGGTTTGGATAAAGCTCTACCTAATTCACTTACTGCGTTTAATGCACTTGATATAGATTGTACGGCTGCTGTGGCTGCAATACCTCCTGCAAATCCACCCATTTGTCCAAACATTCCACCGACACCACCACCAACGGCTCCTGCTGCTGCTGTAATTGGACCCTGACCAAATAACAGAGGAAAAGCACCACTTATCAACGCACTTTGTACATCAAAACCTCTAGTCGCTCCCATTCGCTGCATAAAGTTGGGAGTTGATAATGCTCTACTGAAACCGCCTACCTGACCAGCACTTCGGACTCTTTGCTCCAGCATTTCTGAACTAGGAAGAGCCAACATTCTTCCACCTGGACCTCTAGTCTGCAATGCCTCCTCAAACTCAAATCTTCCCGCTAATCTTCCAGCAGCAGTTCCTAAATTCCTGAGTTTAACTATCTGACCTAAAGTCTTTACTCTTTCGCGTAACTGTTTATTTATAGTATCTTCTGTCTTAACTTTATTAGTAGTAATTAGTTTTTCTTTCTGTAATAACTTTATTTGCTGAATAGCCTTGAGTATATTCCTCTTTGATAAATCGAACTCTCCCTGCAAAGCTTGATTATTAGCTCTAGTAAGTAAACTCTTTGTCTGAGACAGTTTGTTTTCCTTAGTTATTGTTTTTAGTCGACTATTTCCTACAGTTAATATTCTGTTTTGGAACGTCAGTATTTTTTGGTCTAATTTTAATTTCTTATCTGTAGCGGACAGTGTAGTTTTAGATGATTTATCCTGACTTCTACCAAGGTTTGATATTTCTGTACCTATTGTTTTTAGGTCTTTCTTAACTTGAGCTGTATTTAATCTTATATTTACGCTATATTCGGATGCCACTGATTTTTGCAGAATACACGGATATTAAAAGTTTAGCGTATTTTGCGGAATTGAGCTTGTCTTTTTGCCTTTTCCATGGCCTCATCCTCTCTTTCAGATTTTATTTGAAAGTAAGCACTCCAAGCTATCAACTCTTCCAACGACATTTTTTCTCGTATTTCTCTATGTGTGTAGCCTAGTTTTTCAGCTATAAAAAATTGTAAAAATATTAAATTATCCTTATTAAGTTGTACTTTTTACGGCATCTAGGCTGACCTCCTCGCCCATACTTTGCATTTTTGTCATTATGTCCAGTAAAACAGATAGAGGTATCTCTCTTCTCAATGCTGGTAAATCTCCTGATGTAAACATTTTTGCACCTGATTCATCTTCAGCTTTTGTAACAATTACTTGCAGTGCAAAGTCAAGGCTTCCCTCTTCCTGACCTTTGTTCATAGCTATTAGTGTACTGTTTATGGTGTCTCTATCAGCTATTGTAAGAGGCGACCAGAATATTTTTAGAATTAGTTCCTCTCCTTTAAAAATAGAGTAGCTACTACGTTCTTCGACACTAAATGCTTGCTTTAGTTTGTCGATTGCTCTCACTGTTGCCATAAAAAATAATATCTATTCTTGTAGTATAACTCAAAGTACAAATTTAAGCACTCGTACCTTTGTGCATTGTATAATTACGTTTTGGTTTAAACCCTGCAATTTGAAATCCTTTATTAATGTCTTTCTCTAGAAAATTATTTTGTAGATATACATAATACCAAAAAGGAGTATTGGGTTTTGGAGTAGTTCTAAAGTTTTTACCATCTCTTCTTTTTTTCTTAAATAAATCCTCATACATTTGTCCTGGTTCGTAAGGGCTAACCATTGCGTTAATTACAAATCCTGCATACTCAGCTTCGTTTCCTACATAAATAGCTTTAGTTAAAGAAGTTACTATAGGCTTTGCTCTCGAAGGAGCCTTTCTGCTTGTTTTTTGTGCATTTATATTGTTATCTTTTCTTGGAATAGTGGGAGCAACAGGGCTTCCTGCCTTTACTTCCCAAGCAGTGTTAAACGTTCCAGTAAACCAAGGACTTCTGTTTTGTAAAGAGAAATGTATTTCTGAAGCTGCTTCGCCTTTACCTTTAATTATCATATAGGCTAAATCACCAGTAAGGTGCTTTATATCCTTAATTTTAGGCATTGGCTGTGAAGTCGCAGTTTATTACGCTCATAAAATGACTTTGATCTTCAGTTACTACTGATGACGGTCCACTAATTTCACTTACTCTAGGTGATACAGAAAAAGTATCTGAATAGTCGGAAGCATTTACGGAGGTAAGCCCATCAATAACTGATTCTGCTATTGCAGCAGCTACCGCACTTCCTTTGTTAGATGGTGTCATAATCGCACATCTTATTGTTCCTGCGTAATAATCAACTGCTGCACCTTGGGGTTGATTTGTAGATTGTGTAAAATCTAAATTTACCATTACATATTTTTTAGTTTTTCCTGGGGTTGTGAAAGGCATATTGTCAAATACCACTGTCACTGTGTTGTCAGCAGTTGTTACTGCATTTTTTATTGCGGTTTCAAATGCTGCTCTTGCGTTTACTAAAGTCATTAGAAAATAACGTCAATACGGAATAGATATTCTTGACCACCTCGTAAAGTTCTTACGTCTGTTATTTTTGCTATTCTGGTCGATCCAGAGAATGTAAGAGTTATTTCGTCAGATAGTAAAGGTTGGCTGTCTCCTATTAGATCAGGTGTTATATAAATACGAGCTACGTTTTCTTGAAATCCCGTTTCTTCGGTGGATTGAATAAATTCTATAGGTACGTCTATGTTATAGGTGGTATCGGTTGTTGTTACTGCACCTGTGGATGTGTTGTAAACAGGGGAAGTCTTTCTTGTATAAGTAATGGAAGTGTCTAGGGATTTTCCAAGATCGGATACTACTTTCTTGGCTACCTCTGCTAATAGTGTGTCTAATTGTCCTGCCATTATCCTCTAACCACCCTAAGTTGGAAACTACCTGCTCCGCCAAGAACATAAGCTCCTAAGTAACTTTGTAACCACGGATATACGTCAAATACATTATTAACAGAACCCGTTCCCTGACTCTTTGTATTGTATTTAACTTCAATATCTCCTAATTTTACTTGTTCAAAATTACCATCAGTTCCAGTGCTACCAGTAATTGCATCAGTATCATTTGCCAAAGCATTAGCTAATTCAAATTGTGCATATTTAATATTTTGAGGGATCAAAGTACAAGCTAATTCAACTCCATCAACTTGGTAATTGGTTCGTGGAAACTTTAGAGCCTGGTCGTCATCACATCTATCTCCGTAGTAAACCAAAGTATCAATCCATCTTGTAGCTGCTATTAATGCTCTATTCTTTTTATCATCAGTTTTATTGTCCCATTGAGTAGAACTAGGAACAGTTTCAAAGTATGAGTCTGCTTCAGCTAATGTGACATAGCTATTAGCATTTGCTCCTTTTATTGTTGCGTCTATAGTAGCTGCCACGATTGTTTAGTAATTTATCTGTATTGTAGCGTAAAGAAAAAACCCCACCAA